CGTCAATCCACAGGAAGGAGCGCAACTGCTGACCGTCGCCCCAGACCTCTAGCGTGCCCGTCTCGCGCGCCTTGAGCGCCTTAGTTGCAATAGCCGTCGGGAACTTCATGCGCTCGCCCTGACGCTCCTGGCCCACTCCATAGACCGTGTGGAGTATGCCTACGCGGATGTCCACGGGTGCGCGTTCTGCCAGCCGCAGCAGCATCAACTTGCCGCGTCCGTACATCTGGTCCGGCTGGCCAGTCTCGGCCTGCTCCTCGCGCAGCAGGGGAGCACGACCCGGCTCCATCTGGATCTCGGTCGGATAGATGCAGGCACTAGCGGCGACAAATCCCCGGTATACCTGCGCGTCAGCCATGGCTTCCAGCACGTTCATATCTATTCGGCTGTTGGCGATGTATGGCCAGAAGTCGTGAGCGTGGAAGTAGCCGACGCCGCCCATATCGGCGGCGAAGTGGTACACAACCTGGATGCCGGACAGGTCTGGCTTGGCGTCCTGCAAGCAGACAACCTGCGTGCCGTGCGCCTTGCTCCAGGCTGCGCGGCGGGTCAGTTCCCGTGGTTCCTTGCGGTCAATCGCCAGGACGTTGTGGCCCTGCTCAGCCAGGAAGCGCACCATATTGGAGCCGATAAACCCGCTCGCCCCCGTGACCGCTACATCCACAGGTGACTCCTGCTCCGATACAGCGCCTCATCGCCGTGGACCGTGTTGGCACCCTTCTGGTAGGTCGGGTCCATCGGTGCCAGACCCCATGCCCAATGAATGTGCTCGACGTGAGACCCCAGGCATGGAGTCCATTGGCCGCGATGCTTGGCGGTGGCGACCGCTTCGGTGTCCGTGTAGTTGTGGGTATAGCCCTCATGCAGTAGCGGGAACTGGCCGTCAATCGTGCTCAGTTCGCAATACTCCCTTGTCACCAGGAAGTGTGTGGCGTGGTCACCGTTCAGGACGGCAGGGTTGTGCAGGTCATTAGTCCCGACCAGGCCGAAGTCCTGCGCCCGTTCCAGCAGCGGCTCCAGCCAGCCGTCATGGAAGTGCAAGTCGTCAGCGCCGATGAACAGGTGCGGGTGCGTCGTGTGCTCAACTGCCGTGTTGATCGCTCCCGCGTAGGACGCGGCCCGCTCGTTGATGACGTAGGAACGCTGCGCATCCTTGATTGCCTGGATGGTGTCGGTGTCATGCGCCTCGACGATGAACAGCGGGTCAATGGCATCACGGGGGGCGCTTGGCTCCAGGTCGTCAATGACGCGCTGGATGTTCCCAGGTCTGCCGAGCGTGGGAATGAGAACGGCAATCACGACAGGACTGCCTTCCACCACGTGTCTGCCGCGTTGCTCACCAGGCTTGCCAGGTGCTCAGGGTCATCCCAGCCGGGGACGCTCGTCACGCCCACGTTGTCATTGGTGATGCACTCGCACCCCGACAGCACCGCCTCAATCGTGGCGCGGCTCTCAGACTCGAAACCGACCGGCAGATGAATGAACCACCGCGCCATTGCCAGGGTCGCCAGGACGTCATGCCGTGGGACGTTGCTCAACTGCCGCAGCGCCATGCCGTGCTGCGCCGCGTACATGGCCGCCTTGCGTGGTCCCTTGAGTTCATGCTGACGGTTAGCCCACACCGCAAAGTCCTGCTTCGTCTCCTGCCAGCACTCGGCGGGGTCCATGGGGGACAGCACCAGGCAGACATCCCGCGGGGTCACCCATTCGCGCTCCCGCTCCAGGTGCGCCGGTGTGTGCAGGATCAGCACCCGAGCAGCCTCAAGCAGGTGGCCGCGTGCGGCGCTGCGCGTTTGAAGGTGATGCACAAACACAGGCGGCTTGCGCTCGGCGAGTGCATACATGGCTTCATCAGTCAGCAGGTCCGTGCCGGTGACCACGATCTCCTCGGCGTCAAGCGCCTGCTCCCAGGAGTCAGGTCCTAGCAGTTGGATCTCAACGCCATCCGGTGCGGCCTCGATTAGCGCCGCGTCAGTCATCTCGGCACCGCCGACGAACCGACCCGGCAGGTGCGCAGGGTGATCGCTGTCAATCTCGCGCGGCAGGTGATGGGTCACCCATGCGAGTTTCATCCGGCGACCGTTGCCAGGTAGGGCCGCCAGTATTCGTCCCACACCTTGTCGGCGTCGTAGTCCATGGCGTGCGCCCGCGCCTTATCGGAGCGAACTCGACCACGCGCGTATGCCTGCTCCAGACAATCTACGATGCTGGGAACGTTCGGAGTGTTGAACCAAGCGAACTGCGCGCCGTCCCAGAAGGGTTGCCCCTCGGTCAGCCAGCCATCGCCGAGCAGCTCTGGCTGTGCGCTGAAGTTGTTAGCCACCGCGACGCATCCAGCCATCTGTGCCTCAACGAGCGTCAGACCGAAGCCCTCGCCTAGTGTGGGAGCCAGCAGCACGTCAATGCCGTTGTAGATCGCGCCCATGGCTTCATTGGGGATGCCGTTGTGGTAGGCGTGCTGGTTGACCACCTTGTAGTGGCGGCCTTCCTCCAGGCCGCACGCCTTCAGCAGTAGGTCAAGGATCAGACCGTTATGGCGTCCGTAGCGCTCCGTGTGCAGATACAGGCGCACGTCCGGCTTGTCCTGCGCAAAGATGCTGAAAGCCAGAATGTTCTCGGCCCACGCCTTGCGATGGATACTCCCGCCGCCCGCTGCCTTATTCGCGTTGATGCAGCCGACCACGAACACGTCGTCGTCCCAGCCGATCATCTCGCGGCCTGTGCGTCCCTCATAGGTTGCGCCTGGGTAGTAGAGCGATGACTCCACGGCCATGGGGATGTAGAGCGACTCAACGCCTGCGCGCTCAATCTGTTCCTGGCCGAACTTGGTCACAGCGATTGGCGTGACGTTCGGACGCTGCAACGTGCCAAGCACATTCGGCGGGACCGGCAGGTGGTCCACCATGGTCCAGACCGCCGTGGGGATGTCGCCCCACATCTTCTCGTCCATCGTCCATGCGTCGAATAGACAGATCGCAACAGCGGGACCAGGGTGCTCGTTGGTCCACATCTTCCAGTTAGGTAGCACCGTGTCATTGCTGTACGGGTCCACTCCCATCGGATAGACGGGGATGCCGTCATAATCCGTGGTCGTGCCGTAGATCCCGTAATTGCAGTTGATGGCCACGTGGTGACCGTCGCGCTGCATACGCTCCACGGCTTGCTTGGTTTGTGTCCCGTACCCGGTGCCTGTCCAGGGAGCATTGCTGTGCCAGAGGACGGTCACCGGGTCTATCCCTCGGCGGTTTGCGCGCCGACGTGCTGCACGATCCATCGCAGGTTCCTTAGTTCGCAGGTATTCGCAGGGAGACCCGAGGGCGCTAGTCCTGCGCCCTAACGCCCTCGGGGGTAGGTGGGGGAGGGACCGAGGATTACCCGGCCCCTCCCGCTTGTGCCCTAGTTAGGCGGTGCCGCCGCGGAAGAACTTCACCGCGTCGGTGCGTCCACCACCGAGGTCGCCACCGACGCGCACGCGCGCCTTGAACGCAACCTGGTCTGAGGTGAAGTACGCCTCGTCCGAACGGACGATCTCAACTCCACCAACCAAACGGGTATGGTAAGCCTTGAGATCACCGAAAAGGATTGACTTTCCGGTCAGCGTTGCCGACGTCGCAGCCGTACCAATGGCGGGAACGAAGGGATTCTCGTACACCGGGTAAGCGAGCAGACGACCAACCACGCCAGCATCGGCGTAAGGGTTGAACAGGTAGGACCCGTTGTTGTCCTTGAGCGCACGAACCGTGCCGAGGGTTGCACGGCTCATCATCCAGCCAGCACCCGGCTGCGCAGCGTAAACGCTGTCGACCGCGTGCATCAGGGTAATGAGATTGTCTGCAGTCGGAGCGCCTGCCACCCCCGTTCCGCCCACGACCGCAGGGGCCGTACCGAGCGCAAAAACCAGACCGTTAGGTTGCACAGTCCCGGTCCCTTGCGTCAAAACATTTCCAATGGCTGTCCCCAGCGCGAGACCCATCTGGCGTCCGAGGAAGCCAACGAGGTCGATACCTGTATCGGAGAGCAGCTCGCTCGAAACGAGTGTAAGGGTGCCGAACTTGCTGGCGCGTAAAGTTATGCTGGTGAACGTCGGATCGGACTCTGCGTAGGTAGCGCCCTCAGCAGTCGCGGTGCCCGCCATCCGAGCGGTCTGCACCGGGACCTTGATGTCCTCGCCACTTGTGGTGTTGAGAACGGTCACAACATTCGGATCAAGGAGGGGACTCAACGAAGTGAGTTGCTCCTGAATCACGTCGTAGAACCCCTGCGGCACCGTCTCCGGCCCCTTGGTGGAGGTTCCAGCCGACAGCGCGCGACGCTCAAACGTTGCGGTCCGACGCTCGCCACGAGCCAACTGACGGATAATGTCGGCGTCCGACAACTCCGCAGCAGCGGTGCGAACCTCGGCGCGCAACTCCGGCGCGGCAGCGAACTGCTCAGCAACACGCGCGTCACGCTGCTCGGCAGCGCGCACGGTATTGATGTGGTCCTGACGCTCGTCCATGCGGCCATTCAGCGCGTCCCACGCGGTGCGCTCCTCAACAGAGAGGTCGCGCTTCTCCTGCTCGGCGCGGTCGAGGTACGACCGGGCATCGTGCAGGTCTTTCTTCTGAGCCTCAAGAAGGCTATCGAGGTAAGACATGTTTGTCCTTAGTGATTGTAGGTATGCAGGATGAATGTCCGGCGGAACGCTCAGGACGTCACATCGGCGGATCGCTCAGATGTGTGGTGGAGGTGTCGGGAGTCGAACCCGAGTACGCAGCGCTCCGACGTGCGGGTGTGCGCTACGGCTTACCAATCACCCCCAGGGACTAGAGCCCTAGAGCCTTCTCAGCGAGTGCAAGTTTCGCGGCGAGGATCGCGGTCGGCACGGCAGCATCCGGCGCGGGTGCAACCTTGTCCACCACGCTGCGCAACAGGTGCGCCTGGTCCTCGGTCAGTTCGCCAGCCTGCAACGCAGTCATGGCGTCGCTCAACTCGTCCACGTCGGTCGCCGTGCGAGTGGCAAGGGTCTGCAACTTGCGCACGGATGCTGTCGTTTGCGGATACGCAGGCACCCCGGTGACGACCGAGGTTTCATGGAGCCGTGCTGCTATGAGTGTGCGCTCGGTGCCGTCGTCGCTCCACTTGTCCTTGACAGTAGAGAAACCGAACGACATCCCGGTGATGTCGCCGCGAGCGACCAGGGTCCTGATATCGCGGCCCCATGAAGTGTCGGGCAGGTCAATCTCTACATAGCCGCCGTCGGCGCGGTCCTCGATGCGCAGCGTCTTGGCGCGGGTGCTGCCGAGTAGCAGTTCGTCATTGTGATTGACGTAAGCGCGAATATCCACGCGGGACTTCAGCGACCGGGTAAAGGTTCCTGGCGCGATCCGCTCGGTAAACCCGTGACCCAGCGGCAGGCTCGGCACGTCGTACTTCCAGGCGTAGCCGCCGAACGTCATGCCGTCGCCCGAGTCGGCTTGGCGTATCTCGGTGATATCCGCGTCAAACGTGCGGAACTCCACTTGGCTCATATCCACGGCCCTTTCATCAGCCTGCCACGCATTGCAGTAGTAATCGCCTCGGACGTATTCGTCCCAGCGCTGACACCAGGCGCGGTCGCCCTGTGTCATTGACTCGTCATAGAACCGACAGTTACCGCAGGCGCGACCCTCGGGAACGTCAGCCTCAAGCGCTGGCCGGTAGTTGTCGGGTAGCGCGCGATCCTCTTGCAGCATCTCTGCCTGCCTCTCCAGCCAGCGTCGTGCCGGTCCTGGGTCGAGGGGATCTATTCCCCATAAGTAGTGAGCGACAGCGCCAGCACCCGGCCATTGCGGATGATCGGGGTCGCGGTTCGCAGGCGCCTCTAGGTCCACGGCGTGACGTGCGGCCCAGGCATTAGCCCTGACCACCTTGCTGTCCGACATCTCGCCGTCAGCCATGAGCCGCGCCTCGCGGATCGTCTGGTCTGTCAGGCCGTCACCACCGAAACCCTCGCGCCGTAACTCCAAGCCACGCGCAGCGGCGTTGCGAACGTACTCAGGGACAGACACCTGCCTGGTCTCCACCACGCGCTCGCCACCCGGCTCGAGCCCTTCAGCGATGCTGACCGCGACCATCTGGTCAATGGCGGCCTGCTTGGTCGTGTGGCAGCCGATGACCTCGCCGTCGTCCTTGATCGTGGCCCAACCATCGCAGCCCTGCGCCTGATCGGTGATGAAGTACG